AGTTTAGCAGGCTGGATATCTCCTGACTTAAATATTGATACGTTCGTATCTGACCTAACATATACTGGTATTTTTCCATATTGTCAACACCACCAGACGCCATTGCAGAAACCACATCATCATGTCTCATTCTTATAATTTTTCTAATTTTGTCTATAAAAGTTAATTCATCCATTATTTCTTTTTCCTTTTCTTTATTATTTTACTGCCATATTTTTTACTCCATTTTTTTGCAATGGCAGGTTTTTTTGCAAATAAATATTTTCTTTGTTTTTCTGATCTAAAAGGCATTTTATTTAAACTCCTCTAATACTTTTAAATTTTCTTCAGCATTTGCTATCTTTTGAATAAGTTTATCTACTTCTTCTATATGTTGTGGATGTTCTCCAATACCTACAGAATTTTCTAAATAAATTTTTAAAGTAGCATCCGCTTCTGATAGCTGTGCTTTGTATCGATCTTCTAACGCAGTTAATATTGCTTCTTTCACTAACAATTCCACTTTCGCAGAGACTTGTTAATTCTTGAATTTGGATCTCTAGCAGTTTTAGCTGAGGTTAGTCTCTTTTTCATACCGGTCATCCTCGCGCAGAAACTTTTTCTACGATTAGCGGCTTTAGATCCTTTTTTTAATTTTGATGGTTTAGTTGTAACAGCAGTTTTAAGTTTAGAACCAGGGTTTGCTCTTCTATAAGAAGCAACACCTTTTTTATTTAATCCACCTGATGGATTTTTTCCTTCTTTACGTTGCCACGCTGGACTAGCCATGATTATTTTTTAGCAGTTTTAGCTGATCTCTTTAATGCTTTATCAGAAACAGTGCCTTTACCTGGTCTGCTAGTGCCTCTTTTTTTGGCTCTATTCATATAATAATACAAACCTTTCTTAACTCTGCGTCCATCTTTAGTTGTATGGTAAGCGCTACCACCTTTTTTAGCTTCGAAACGTGCATTCATTCCTTTTGCCATTCCTTTAGCTCTCGCTATCTCATAACTAGATTTTTTTCCATCTTTATTTAAATCTCTAGCTTTGATAACTTTTTTATTTCCCATACCAAATCTTTTAGTCATACTTCTCCTTTATTTATAATGTGCACCACAATCCTTACAAAACTTAGCTTGGACTATAGTGAATGTTTTGCAGTTACAAAATAACTGTTTTATTTTTTTAATAATCTTTTTGATCATTATCTATTTATTTTTCCAGATTTTTTAGCTTTGCTTCCAAATCTTCCGTAAGACTCGTCTCTAGATGCTTTTAATTGCTTCTTAGTTCTTTTCTTACGAATTCTCATAGCGATAGATTCGTCTTTTCTAGCTTTGTAGCCTTGTTTCTTCTTGCCTACTTTTCCACCTTTTTTGTACATAGCACCACCCGCCATGCCCATGTCTGAAGGATAGTATCCTGACATCATGTCTTTTCTAGCTGTAGACATTCCACCACCTCTCATTTTAGCTCTTCCACCATCTTTTAATGGTTGAGTTGTTTGTTTATTAAATCTTCTATTTGCCATTTTTTATCTCCTTATTTTTTTCCATTTCTGAAAATTTGTGTTCCCTTTATACCAAAAATACTGCCACATACAAGTATCCAAAGTGAAGTAAACCATGTCGGCAACGCTTGGAAATGTTCAAAGAAAATCTTTATCTTTTCCATAGCCGCCGGATCGTCAGACCACACCCCATATGCGAGCACCAAAATGGGCAACGTGAGGATCAATAAAACGACCTCATCCTTGTAGTCGTTTTGACGAGCCTCTAACAGTTTTCCCTGGTAAGCTTCTTCGCCTCGCGCTTGTCGCTCTGCATGCAATAGTTGTGCATCAGACATTGCAACTTTCGCTCTCTGCTTGTTAGCGTATATTTTACTTCCAGCAGAAACGGCTAATTTAATTGCCGAGAACCACATACTAATACCACTTAACAGTAGATTTTTTAGAAGCTAACATTCTTCTTTGACCACCAACTTTGTTTACTGTTGGTTCGCCTTGAGGAATTTTAACTTCTACTTCTTTTGCATAACCATCCGCATTAACTGAAAGAGTGTTTTTTGCATCTGCTTTTGGTGTATCAGATACAACTTCTCCAACATATCTTGGATTGTTTTTTGTAAAGAATGTTTTTCCTTTTCCCATAGTTTTCTCCTTGTTCGTTTATATACTATCTTTTTGGACCTTTCAAGATTTTAACATCTGCCATTTTCATCAAATCATTCTCCATTTTAGCTTGTTGAGACATCATTTGTTTAGTTAGCGAAGTATCAGCTCTTAATTCAGCTAATTCTTGATTTTGATCTAATTTTTCATCAAATTGTTGTTGACCCATTAATTGTTTAGATCTATCTAAATCTATTTTTTCTTGGTCTTGTTCACGTTTAGCAGTGTCATTCATAGCTCTTAGATCTAATTCTCTAGCTTTTAATTTAGCAACTGGGTCATTACTAAACTCACCCATAATTTTATTTTCTTCATTTTTAAATTCTTCAGTCATTTCTGCAATTAATTTAGCTTTTCTAGACTCTAAACTCATTGAAAGAGACATTATTTGTTGTTGAATCTGCGGATCTTGTTGTAACATTGGGTTTTGTTGCATCATTTGTTGCATTTGCATTAATTTTGCAATTTCTTCTCTAAATTCTACCTCTAATTGCTCCTGTGCCATCAAAGAAATGTGTTCAAAAATGTTTTTTTCTAACGCAGCCATCACAACTGGGTTATTTCGAGCAATATTAGTTGCCATAAAGTTTAAATGGGTCGTAATGTGTGCTTGATGGTCTTGTCCTTTGAATGCTTGGAACGGTTTTCCGCTCATTGCAAGAATATTTTCAGTTGCAGGATCCATTGGCATAGGTTGTTGAGGTGGTGGTAAAATTTTATCAATATTTTTTACACCAATCGCCGTATACATTGCATGAAAGGCTTCATATAGGTTGTGCATTTGTGGATTTGACATTGCAAGTTGTAATTCTGTCTGTGCTAAACTAATTCTTTGTGATTGAGAGAAAATATTTGGGTCTGCAACAGGAATAATATCTACTTTGTCATCAAAATCTGCAACTTTTATATTTCTTTGACCTCCAACTACATCATATGGATACTCTTGAGGCAGATAAGTTTTAAAAACCCCTGCTAATAATTGAAACTCACTTTTCATCGCCACATAAAGTCTTTTATGAATCGCCGACATGACCCTTGAACCACGTTCTAAGAGAGCTATAGTCGTTCCAACAGCTGCTTGCTGGTTGCCGTCCCCGACCTGCATGTCAGCGATGGCGGCAAATCGTTGCCCTGCCTGTACCACTATCCCCATCAACTGTAATAAAGTTGGTGAAGGTTCTTTAAATGGTAATGGCATAAATGCATCTTTGATACTTCCTCCAGGTGCATCTACATCTCTGAATTCTCCAGGCTGTATAGCTTGTGCCTCATCTCTAACACGGATTCCTCTTTGTTTAAATCCTGCCGGTAAATTACTTAAAGTTCCTGCGTCTAATAGTTGACGTAATGCAGTAGTTGCCGTTCTTGACAAACCACCGATCATATGAATTAAACCAAAACCATAAAAACCTAATCCAGGTAAAAATTTAAAATGTACAAAGTAATCTATTTTAAGTTTTTGTGGGTCATCTATTTGATAGTTTCTTCTAATTGATAATACTTGTCTGCTTCCTAATTCAAGAGAAACAATATAAGGAAGTTTAATTCCAGTTGGTTCTCCTTGAGAGTCTTTGTCTTCAAAACCTTCTAAATCCAAATCAGTATGAATTTCTAAAATTGTAAAAATATCTTCGTCTCTAGTTTTTTTAACGCCTTCTAATTCTCTTTCTTTTTTTTCTACTTCTGTTTCTTGATTATACCCAGGTGTTAATTCTATGTCTTGGTAAAAACCTGAAACTTGTTTTTTTCTTAAATCGTTCTCAGACATTTTAATTACATGCACAACTGCTTCTGCATCTTCTAAAGATGTAGCAGTATATGGTACAATTAAATCATCTGCTGGAACAAATTTTGATACAGCTCTGCCTAAGAGTTCATCATAATAAACTTTTTTAAAGGCAGAGCCACTAAGAGGGAGATAAAAAAGCATTTGATCGAACTCGGGTTCGTACTCTTTCATCACATCCATGAGCTGATAGTTCATGAATTCTTTAACTCTGTTTGACTGCTCTTCTCGAGCTCTATCTGCTAATCCAACTATTTGAGTATGGACTGGGCCATTAGCTGGTAATAATTCTTTGTAAGCTTGCGCTTGAAATTGTGTAACGGCTTCAGCAAGAACTGGATGTGTTGCACCTGAAGCTCCTTGAAACGGTTGTGTTGGATTTTCATATTTAAATCCTAAAAGATCTAAACCTTTTGTGTAACTATCTTCCCATGCTTTTCTTGAAGATTTATATTGCATGTAGTTTCCAGAAAGTTCAGAACCTAATTTACCTAAAACATCCTCTGGTAATAACTCTGCTAAATTATCAAAATGACCATCTGTTCCTGGTTGATTAACTGCTTCAGGATCAAAATTAATTGTTGCACCACCATCTTCTTCTTGTGTTACTGTAACATCATCTGGACTAATTTGCTCTTGAATAGTTTGTTCTTGAGCAACTTCAATTTCCTCTTCTCCAGGTACTTTAATTTCAGTCTCTACGTTTGGTAGGGGCTTGTCTATTTTTGCCATTTATATTCTCCGAGTTCTTGACTATTGTAGCTTGTTTTATAGGAACATTCAACCCCTGTGAGTCAGGTCCCTTCAAAGGAGGGATTTCCTTCCATTTGACGTGTTGCATATTTATCACAAGTGTTTTGTTTTTCATTATCTAAAAAAATCCTCATCTGATCTATCTTTACCAGTAAATAATTTGTAACCTTGATAACCAAGTGTACCAAGTGTTGCTAATCCAGCACCAATTGATATTGCAGGTAATGCAACAGCACCAACCGCTGTTCCCGCTAAACCTAAAGATGCAATACCTAATAAAGCTCTTGATGCTCCAGCTTTGCCTAAAGCTTTTACTGCAGGGTTCATAAATGCGGCACCTAAATAATTTAATGGGTTAGTTGCAATTTCACCCACATCTTTACCCTCTCTTACATCTTGTGCAATGTAACCTAGAGTAGAGGGTACCTGCACTATCGGAGCACCCAAAGCCCATAAACCTTTTCCAAGAACACCTTTTTCTAAACCAAAAGCAGATCTAAATACTCCGCTTCCTTCTTTACCCACTTTTGCTGTCTCAACAGCATTTTGTAATTGACTAATTCTAATTTTAGAATTTCTAATTACTTCTTGACCAGCTTCAGAAATTCTTTTTGCTTTTTTACCACCAGGATGAGTTATTTGTCTTATTGTTCTTTTTAAATTTTTTATTTCGTTATCAAACTCTAAAGGTGATTCTAATAATGGAGGTGTACCTTCTCTTGCTGTTCTATAAACTTGTCCAGCAATCGGTGCAGTTAATCCTGCTGCCCCAGCTAGTTCTAATTTAAATTGATTGTCTAATAAAATGTTATCATCAACTTCTTCACCTTTTTGTTCAACATCAGAGATAATCATTCCTTCCATCTGACTATCGTTAGTTAAATATGTACTAGGATCATCGTTTCTAAATTGTTTAACCAGTGCACCAGCTCCTGCACCCGCGGCTACGGTACCAAGGCCCAAGGCAATCTTGCTACCTAAACTACCTCGTAATATATTTGGATTTTCTTTTAACGCTGTTAAAAATTTAGTTGCAGAGTTTTTAACTTTATTAAACGCACCACCTGCATTAGACTTATTAATTTCTTGTGCTAATTTTTTTGGATTTTTTTCTATTGCTTCTTCAACCGCATCTACACATTTTAATGCTGGTCCACCAGTGGATTTATTTTTAATCATTGGTAGTTCACAAACCTCACCACCTGCTCTAGCGTTAGTTATAATACTTTCTAAAAATTTTTGCGGAATAAATTTTTTTATCTGTTCTCCTCCAGAAATTAGTTGTTTCAAGTTAGCAGAAGTTGATTTTGGTGCAAATTCTTTTAAACCTTTACCTAACTGAGATGAACTTAAATATTCTCTTACACTTAAATTTGGATTTTTTATATATCTATCTACATCAACTTTTTCAGTTAACATTTTTAATCTTCCATCTTCAAATACTAAATCTCCTGCATAATTATTTGTAGATTGATTAAAACGAGAAATTAAATTCTGTATTTTTTCTGCACCTTGTCCAGTTGCATTGTACTGTTTCATTAAATTTATTAATGGTTTATCAAAAACATCTCTTTTAGCTAAATTAAAAGATTCGGGAGTATACTGACCACGTAGTAAATAATCTCTAGGTAAATATTTATATTCAGCCCCTAATCCTTTAGCAATGTTATGTTCAAAATTAACATTCCCTAAACTATTTTTAAAAAGATTTTCACCAAGAATTTTTTCAGATTCTTTTAACCAATTATTTAAACTTTTTCTACCTGCTTCAATTTTTTGAAAATTATTTGCTACATACTTTGCATCTTTAAGAGATAAACCAAATTGATTTCTACGGTATTTTGCATCAGATCCTCCTCGTGCAAGACTGTTTACAATTTCCTCTAATGTCTGTAGTGGTTTTCTAATAAACTTATAATCATCTAATTGTTGTGATGTAATTCCTGGTACGGCGAGTAAGGATCGTCTTAATAATCCTCCACCTATTCCAGAATATTCTTGAGTGCTTCCTGATCTAATCGTGTCATCTAGTGCAAATTCTCCAAGTATATTTGTTTTATCTTTTCCTAAATCTTGCAATAATTGACGTAACCCTAGATCAGCATAATAACTTCGGTTATCGCTAGCTAGTTTAAAAGCTTTTTGTAATCTGTTTTGAACTCTTTCATTATTTTGAATTAAAGCTGATTTAAAAAGTTTGTCTTCCGAAAAACCTTTTTTAAATGAAAATATATTTTCTTTTGTTCCTGCTTTGGTGAAAGTATTTATTTTATTTACCTGTCTAAAATCTTGTCTTTCTGGTCCGCTAAATATAGGGTCAGATCCTATTTTACCAAATTTTTTTTCGTAGTCTTTTATAAATAATTCTAATCCACCATTCTTACCATATTTTATTTTACTAGAGTTATCTCCAATCCAGTTTGCAGCTACAATACGAGGGTTTTGAATTGCTTTAGCTATAGATTTTTCTGCTGTTTGGGCTGTTCTCGCAGCATCGTACTGACGTTCACTAACAAATTTATTAAATTGTTTTTGAACTTTTTTAGCATTAAAATTTTTTCCAACTTCTTTTTCTAAAAATTTTAAAATAGTTGGATTAGTTTCTTTTAAAAATTTTAATCTTTGAGCTTGTAAACTACTTCCTCTAACACCCGTAATTGATAAAGATTCGGGTGTGCCATCGTATTTTTTTAACAAAGGTACTAATATATTTTTATAATTCTTAACGCTGTCCTTTAATCCAGAAATTTTATTTCCATCTAATTTTTTAAGTTGATTTTCTGTAAACCCTACATCTAACAGTAGTTGAATATTTTCTTTAGGATAATTTTTTTGAACAAAAGCACTTATACTAGAAGGAACAAGAGAACCTGGATACTTTGTAGTTTTTAGATACTGTGCTAATTCAATTGAAGTATCTCCACGTTTTAATCTTTTAATAAATTCGTTCTCTATAGCAGGGTTTTCCCGTAGAAAAATTCTATTTGCACTTTCAGCCATTAGACCTCCAGGATCTTAGCTAGTCCGCCTTGTGCGTTCTTAGTTCTTCTGTTAAGAACTTTTAATCTTGTTATTTCTAAGACTTGATCTTCAGGTTCCATTTTCATAATTCTAAGAGCGTCTTCTCTTGATAGGAAAGGATGTTTTGCCATAAATGCTTCAACTTTAGCAATATTTTGAGGACCTTCTGTTTGTCTAAAGAAATCTACCGTATCATCACTATAAACTACTAATTTTTGATCTTTAGGTAAATCTAGTCCCAAAGTTTTCCAAACCTGTTCGTTTTCAGCAAGTTTAGGGTTAGCTTTTATTTCTTTTATAAAACCAGGAAAGGTTTCATTAACATATACAGAAAGTTCATCTGTTTTACCTTTAGAATCTTTAATAGTATTTTTTAATCTTTCAATTAATACTTGTGCTTTAGTAAATTTACCTATACCGCCAGCCATAAACCCAGCTCGACCACCTTTTGCTAAAGGTTGTTTAACTGCGTTTAAAAACATCTCAATTAATTCATCAACAGTTTCTTTTCCTGTAAGTTTTACGCCACCACCGATATACATTTCTGCTTTTTCATAAT